TATAGGACATGCTGCATTTGATATTAGGAAACCACGATGATCTACTACTAAATGGGACTTCAGTTCCATCGTCGATATGAATTTCAAATTCGTTATTCCAGTTCACTTGTATTTCTGTGACTGGATAGTAGTTTTTAAGGAAGTTAATATAATCTCCAACGACAATTTCTCTGTTATTTCGGTCATAGACTTTGGGCAATTTTGTATCCTTTCGTCATTTTTGAGAATATCAGTTTTTCGGCCATTACCAATGCCTCTTCTTTTGACAATGGCTTTGAATTTTTGAAACCGGTGGTCACAGTAGAATATCTCCTACCGTATTCAAAATATACGTGATATCCAGAAGTGTCAAGTTGAATTTTAACAATATACACTTTGTCAGAATTTCCTTCTCGAAAATACAAACACACATTGTCAATCACGTTCATTTTGCAGCCTTTCTCGAATTGTGTCAAATGATACTGGAGTGTAATTCCATTCTGGAACATCAACTCCCATGTCATATTGATTTTGCGATCTTGGTAATGAATTATGGCAATGCCCATGCAGATTCACATACCGACTAGGAAAACTTTTCACTGGAAAATGGGACAGAAAGAAAATTCTTCCATTATCTTTGAATTCAACTCCTCCATCAATATCTTCCCACCCAACCAATTTCTTTCCAAGTTTATCATGATTTCCGAAAATAAGAAACTTTTTCCCATTCAATCGATCAAAAATTTGTTGAGACGTTCTTAAATCTGTTTTATATGAAAAATCCCCAAGATGGTAGATGGTGTCATTCTTTGACACAACGTTATTCCAATTTTGAATAAGGGCTTCATCCATTTCTTGCGTATGTTGATATGGCCGCTGGCAAAGATGAATTATCGAACGGTGTCCAAAATGAGTGTCACTTGTAAAATATATCATGCTTCAAAACTCCATTAGAACTTGTATTAATTCTGTATTTTCTCGAACTTTTTCAATTTGATTTCGAAAGATTGAAATCCCATGCTCACATACAATTTTGTCTTTTCTAAAGGACTGTACCTTTGCCCAAAAAACTTGATCGTCCTGATGAACTCGCACAAAATCGCCAATACCCACAATGTTTCCAAGTCGATCAACACACTTCATTTTCTTTCTCAATCAAATCTCCAATAATACCTGAATCTTTTCTTCGTAGGTTAGCTTTCGAATCGACAAATATTTGTCGTAATTATTTGAAGGGCACTCATCGGTGACAGATTCAGGCAAATCGTAGCTCCATCCGTCTGCGACTAAAGATTCATCTAATGGAATAGCACGATATTTTTTGGTGAACATTTTCGATAAGCATCCGATTAACTTTCCAAATTGGTTGACAGGTATGCACAGTTGTTCCCGGTTTCTTCCAAGTAATTTCAACATAATCACCAATTTTAATAGTATTGTCCATGACTATATACTAAATCATAAAATAGTTTTTGTCAATAGAAAAAGCGAAAGAAACTACTCTTTCGCTTTTTCTATATATGCTTTTAGTTCTGGTAAATATTTGTGAATGGTTAGGTCATTCACTTCTTTTGGTTGGACTGGATTAAAATGATCCCAGTTCAATTGATAGTTTTGAATATCTGCTTTCCCCTTCATACATCGATCAACCCATTCCATTTTAGATTTTGTCTTGTAATGATTGATTCTCAAATATCTTGAACTATGAGGAGAAAATGGGCCAGTAATAGGAACGCCCAATTCATTGAAAGTTCCGTTCTCCACGGCAAAGTGATGGGGTGTTCCTAACGTTTTCACTTCTTGATTCATTCGAATGATGCTCTTGATGTGAGTATTATCATGAACATTGTCAGATACTCTCCAAGTGAATCTCTCAATTACTGGCTCAGAAGAATAATTTTCTAATCCTCCACTACCAAAACATGCCCAATTTACTCCAACTCCACAGGGATGTTTCAATTGATCAAAATATTCAGGTAACGTTTTATGAACAACTGGAAACAAAAATTCATCGCAATCGAAAAATACTGCCCAAACATCTTTCTTATTGTTCTTCTCAATAAAATCGTTATAGGCACCCAACTGTGAAGGAACGGCCATTGGCCAATCGATCACAGTTACAAAACCTTCATCCATGAATGGTTTTAGTTCCCTTTTCCATTCATCATTTGAATTATTGTTATAGAGATACATATGACTCATACCCACAATCTTATGGAAGGCTACCCATTCGCGCAGATACAATGCCTCATTTTTGAATATACAAACTCCAACAATTGGAACACTCATTACACATCCTCATCTAAAACTTCTACAACAAATTCATCAAAGTTAAATTTCATTTTTGGTAATGTTTTTGGAATTTCTCCAAAGAAGTCTGTTGCTACAGTTATATGGGGAATATATTCATCATAGTCACTCGTGGCTCCAAACTCCATACAAGTAGAATTCAATTTCACAATTTCAAAACTTTTCAACTTGATTACTAGGCAATCTCCAAGAATATCCCATTCTGTACCAACTGCATTGATTGGAAGTTTTGGTTTGATTCCTTCAATCTCAGGCACAAACTTTTTTGAATATACAATGGTACAATGATAATCATCCATTGAACTCAAATTTTTAATATTCAATGTATGCATAAATGAATGTAACTTCTCAGAATTCTTGTCACATAGTTTTAAGGAAGCGTATGTTCCTCTTGTTTCGTCCAGTGTTTCATTTAAGTAATCAATAAATGTCTTTCTCTTCATAACAGAAAGTTCCTCGCAAATTCTAAAAGATCGTTGTCAAACATGGAAAATAAAACTTCATATTCTTTACTACAAACAAAAAATGTTGGTTTATGACCCAATACAAAGTAAAATGGAACATCAACCCTATTTAGTCCCTGTATTAAACGTCCACAAGACAAAAACTTAACATTGGAAAATCTTGTGAATTGCGGATAGGCATTAAGACAATTTACAAAACCTTTCATTGATAATCTAAAGGTATTATCGGTATACCAAAAATCATCACCGATTGATATTCCTAAAATATCACAGGTGTTTTTCTGCCACTCTTCTCTAGTCATTAATATTTTGCACTCAAGATATTTCCAAACATTGTAGCCTGTTCACTCAATCGCACAAGTTCATACTTTCCACAAAATTTTAGAAAATGAAGTCCAATCATTGGAACATTCTTGGTAATAGCGGCTTCTTCAACTGTTGCATTGAGCAATGCGCGAATATCTTCTGGTTGTTTTGTAAGATCAACTAAAATGACATTTCGATTGTAATCATCAAAGGTCTTATGATCAACTCCAAGATGGTCAACCCATCTATTCATCATGACTGCGCTCCAAGCAAAACCTTTCTTGTGACGATCTTCAAAACATTCTAATAATCCAACTTTTGTTTTTGAAGACTTCAAACGAATAGATGGAGAGGCAGCAAAAATATTATCACTTGTACAACCTCTCATAATCTTTTCAAAAAGACTCCATTCAGGATCTGGAATAATTGGTTTATCAGTCTTCTTGTCAATTACCGGGTTATTTCGATAATCGAAAACACCCTCAATCTTTACAAATTGATCTTTCACTCCATCATAAATTGAAACATTGGATGAAAGTAGCTGTTCAAAATCCTTATCACCGGAAACAATAATGTGTTTGTCATTTGGGTGTAATTGAATAAAAGTTGCAATTAGATCATCTGCTTCAAGAATTGGAGAATCGAGAATTGTACAATTGGTTTTGGATATTACAAATTCTTTGAAGACTGAAAAGACCTCTTTAAACACCTGAGCCTCTTCTTTTTCTTCTTGTGTCTGTTTAGCCAACTTCTCAACACGTTGGCGTTTATAAGGTGGGTAAATCGATTTTCTCCATGAATATCCGTCGAATGCAAATACTACATGGTCACATTGATGAAGTCTCCACGCCTTTCCCAAACACGAAAATAAAAGATGAAGACAAAAACCTGCTTTATCAACATCATTTCCTTTACATGCATGTTTGCTACGATGAAAAATATGGGAAGCATCAATTAGTAAAAAAGTTTTCATAAATTTTCCTTATCACTCGTATATTGTTCGGTCGTTATCCAATTGTGTTTTTTGAAAAGTTTTTCTCTTATCTGGATCAGCCATGTCTTGTTCAAAAGTTTCAGCATATACTCCACCACATAACTCGGTGAACCAACTATTGACAACCTCAACATCAGTTTTCCCACTATAACCAGCACGAATAAGAGTGGCTAAAAATTTATCGTTCCAATCAAATTCAAAAAAACCAGAGGATAAATCTTCGGGATCAATATCCATACTGACAATTGTTACCCATGGTTCATTTTTAGCAGTGGCTTCGTCTTTTTCAATTTGTAATTGTTTGGAAATTTTCTTCTTACTAATTACACTCTTGTCTTTCTTTTTCTTGGGCGTTATGGTCAATTCAAAACCAAAAATATTCATTATGTTCTCCATGTTGTATTTAGACGTGAACTACTCCGTCCTTTAGGACGGAGTATGGCGCTCGGTAAGTAGGTAGCTCTGCTACCTACTTCGATCAAATGAGATTGCCACTCCCATCTATTTCCGGGAACTCCCACAAAATATACTTTTTGAGTGTGATACGCGTCGTGAACTACCCCGCCCTAAAGGACGGCGCTTCCCTTTTAAATTTCTAGTGCATAACACATAAAAACCACTCAGGGTCCAAGGACTGAATATTATCCAGTCCAGAGCTAGTCCCTAGCTCCAACAAACCATACCTTTAATGTTATGGTTTGAATTTGAACAGTCATATGTTCTAAAACTTACTGCTCATACATCTATTTATCTTTTGTAATTTGGCCTTGACTCCGGCCTAAACGCCGGAGAATGCGGCCTCAGTAGGTTCAATAGTTGAATTGATCTTGGGAAGTAATCCTCTCTTTTGGAGAGAAGTAATATCGCCGGAATATTGGTTCAAAATAGTTGAATCACTTGCCAAAATGTAATTCTTGTATTGGGATCGAATAGCCACCGGTCCCGGAGAACCGGCTGAAATTCGATTGTAAGCGTCCAACCAGAACTTAGGGAACCCTACCCCTGCATTTGAGATTAAGTTCTCAGGAATCGCCGTGTAGAGCCGGTAACGATGGTTCTGTGGGTCATTGGGGAATCGATTAGAAGCAATTGTGTAATTTCCCAACGTAGTTGTGTTTCCCTTGCTATCGGTAGAAGTATGAGAAACCATAACGGTATATGGATCACAATCATAATCATAATAACAACTGCCGTCACGAGCACATTCATTTTTATATTCAATGGCTGAGAGTTCCCAGCCATTTCGGTATTCATTGAATGTTGTTAATTGATTCTTGGCCATATTGAAGCCGATGATAGCTACACTGGGGCCAACAACTCCGGCAGAAACAATAACTCCAATTCCAAACGCAAGCCATGAAATTTTCTTACCAAAAAATACTTTGTCAATAATCCTGCGATAATTGACAGAATTGCCACGGTGAAAATGATAAATACTATATTTTTCCTTTCGTTTTGGACTACTGAACAATTGCGCGAATTGAGAACTGATGGTTTGCAAGACCAGTGGTGATAACAATTTCCATCAATCCGCCATCAAAAATTCGCAAAGTCTTATCTCCAACAAGATTCAAAATTGACTGAATCTGTTGCAGGGGCCATTCGTATACATTCGTCAACTTACCCGAAACATTTGTTGCAAATGAAAATTCACCATGATTAGTTGTTGCAATATCACCGAGAGAAAACTTCAATGCATTGTTATCTGTCCATGCCTTAAAAGTTGTGATTGAACTTCCAGCAGCTTGCGATTGAAACTTGAGACGTTGAATACTTCCCAGAGTTGGTTCAATGGTTACATCCCACGGAATCGTTTTTCGAGTACGAGTTTGAATGGACTGTTCAACAAGTTCCCGGCCCATGAATCTATAAGTATTCTTGAAATCCTTATTTGAATTCTGAAACACAATACCAGATGGATTACCATCCTGAGTAGTAAATGTAATGGATGCATTTTCCTTATACTCAGGAATGTTAACAATTGTGTTCAACTTTCCAAGATCGTGAAGTCCGAATACTCCAGTAAATTCTGGAAGAACAGTATTAAATTTACTGGATAGATGAATATTTCGATCTGTACTAACCGAAATAAAACCTGTTGTGTCAGTAGTTCCTTCCACTTTAACAAGTTCCAAGAACCCAAGTGTGTGAGTATGTGCTAAAATTTCCTTTAAATAATCAATCAATTTATTTCTCCTTCGAAGATTATACCAAGTCAAAAAATACAATTCAATTAGCTTTCCAACATTAATTGAACAACTTCTTCATATGGAACAATTTCGACAATATTGTTCCATGTCCATCGGAACGGGGATGAATTAACCAAAACTCCATCATCATTGACAATACGCAAAACACTAAATGTATTGTCGTCAATCACTTCAACCACTTTCCAAAGGGATATGGACTCGAAGGTGATTTCTTTTTTATATTCTTTTGTATATCGAAAATAATCTCCAACTTTTAAATCTTCAATATTCATAGTCTGCATTCCTTTCAGTTAGATTTCCAGCATTAGTTGAACAACTTCGTTATATGGAACAATTTCTACAATATTTTCCCTCCACCCAAAGGTGAAGGGGCGGAACGGGGATGAATTAACCAAAACTCCATCCCCACTGACAATACACAAAATGTTTATATTGCCGGGGTTAATCCCTTCAACCACTTTCCAAAGTCCTTTGGAAACGAATTTGCACTCATGTTGATATTCTTTTGTATATCGAAAATAGACTCCAACTTTTAAATCTTCTTTTTTCATATTCTAATGATAACGGATATTGAAGATTTTGTCAATCGAAGGTAAACTCTTTATTCGCTTTTTCCTGATCCTGTTGTGAATTGGAATCCAATAATAACATTGTTCTTCACTTTCCAAAAACTAGGAGGAAGTTTGCCGACTGATTCAGTAATAGTTAATGATGTATAGGAATTCAATTTTTGCGCAATGGTTGTCTTCACATAATTTCTAGGTTTTGATGTGCAAATTTCTGTTGGCTTGATCGATGTTCCATTTGAAAAGATTTCTGGCTCATCATAAATTGGCATTGCCAATTTCCATTTTGAAGAAATTGTTAATCCGTGATTTGTTTGGATAAAGGATTGTCCTCGAAAAGTCATTCGCATAATTGGATTTGAACTTGTCTTATTATCCATTCGCAAATGCTTACCTGAGATTACTCCTATTCCACCTTTGAGAACAAATGTTCCTTGTTTGAGAACAGCAATCGGTTCTAACAAATCTCCACCCGAAAAATAATTTAATGTTTGGGTATAATAGTCATATTCTGAACCAACAATATCTGAATTCGTTTCTGGATACCGAAACCATGAACGATTCAAATTATTTTTATAACGCATGTTGGTTTGAATGGACAAATTGATTGCATTTGGATTGGAATTGATTTGAGAAGAAAGGTCTGTATAGCCCCTTAGAGAGACGTATTTCAGATAATTGGTATCGGAGGTCGATACTTGCCAAGCAGGATGAAATTCGGCATCCAGTGCGTATACAGGCGTACTCCCAGAGCCAAAATGATCTGAGAAAGTTACCTTACTGGCTCCGGGATATGTGAAATGTGATTTTTCTTTTGGAATATCTTTTACAGATTGAAATACCTGTGGATCGGTGGACCAATCGGTGTAGGTCACAACTGTCTGAGCATTGAGACAAAATGGGAAGATTAATAATAACAAAAGTTTTTTCATATGACGGTATTTATATCTCCAGAAAAATTTGAACAATATCTTCATTATCCAAGACCTGTACCTGAGCATTATTGTCTAGTGGGCAGTCACAATTCCTATTAGTTAGTGAATTCCACAAAGTATTTTCAATTTTCCCAATACAAGTCGCACACTTGTTTTTGAACCCTGCTTGGTAATTCACAAATCTTGCATACTCTCCATTAACCAATTCACTTTTCTTTTTCATTATGCCTCCAAAATTAGATTTTAGATCCAGCCGGAATAGCAATCCACGATGTTCCGAATAGTTCCTTGATCTTGTTCCAAGCCATCTTTCCATTCTTTCCACGTTCTCCATCGATATTGCAACCAAACGAGTAGAATAGTAGCATTGCGCAAACCTCGATAAAGGTATAATTGATATTACTTAAATCGTATGGGCCACCATAGACAATAATCGTTGCAACAATTATGCAAAATGTATATATGGTTCCACAAACTCGCATAATTTTAATGAAAGGATTTTGCCAATAAACACATCGAGCAGTTGAGGGAAGCCGATGCTGGTTTAAAACAACAGTAGCCAATGCAAGATCAACAATCAGCACATACAAAGAGTAATGCTTTTCCAGTTCCAAAATCTGATTTCCAAAAATAATTACCATGAGAAGTCGCTCAAATATTTTCTGAGAAATTCCAAAATAATCATTCAGAAAATTTAAAAGTTTATTCACAACACCAATCATGAAATTGTCAATCTTGTACATACTTTCCTCCATGTATTGTCAAAAAAAAGGCCGAATTAATTCGGCCTTTTTTAATTCTTGTGTCCAGTCATTGAAAGGATTCTCTCAATATCTGCCAACTTGTTCTCTTCGTCGGAGAACTTTCCTTTCCTTGCAATTGAAATTGCCTTCTTCATAATTGCTGGAGGAATTGAAAATTCTTCACTGACTGCCTTGATAGTGCTGTTTGTTGCTTCCTTGAGTGCATCAATTTCATCAAACGATTTCATAGCTTCAAAAATCAATTCTCGAATCTTTTGGGTACTCGTCGCATCCATCTGCTCAATTGCCATAAATTATTTTTCTCCTATTGGTACTTTTTTGTTATCTTACTCGTTGTGAGTAAGATTTTCACATTCCGCATCGTCATCGTCATCGTCGCTTAGACAAGCATCACAGGCGTTGCACGAAAAACAATATTCGCAACCACAATCACCATCCCACCACAATCACAACAGTTGAAAAAATCACTACAAGTGCTTGCACTCTTTTTCTTAGTATCAGTCGGCATATTTCCTCTTTCGTTTTTGGTTATTTGCCACTCTTCAATAATAACAAACAGATCGTGAAAAGTCAAGCGGTTTCAATTTAGGTTTAAACGAATGAGATTCCTGTCATTAGCATGAATTTCCGCTTTGAATTCCTTGTCAAACTTCGGAAGAATTCTCAAACCATCCGAATGCAACTTGATCTGCGCTTGCAATTCGATTGGATCACCTTTTCCCAACTTCAGCAATTTCATATCCTGCACGGTGTGACTGTTTTTAGTTGACATTAAGATATTTGTACTGTAAAATTACTTTAAGTTAAATATTTTCCATTAGCACTTTGTCTATACAATCGCGCATCGTATTTCCGTAAACGGTTTTATACGCGCCTTGTGCGTTGTACACCATTTTAGTCTCAAACTCCGAAGTATTGTAATTGCAAAAACGCGCACTTGGAGTGTTCAAAAACCAATCTAGACGGTCGGTATCGGTAATCATATTTTTCTCCTATTGGTTAAACAGTGTTGCAAGATAAATATCAGTATGAACATCAATGAAATTTATCTAATGCCAGAAAAAGAACCTGATACTTATTGGTACACAGATTCCCTAAAAACGTGGAGTTCTCTAAAAACAAAATATCCAGTGCATTCGATTGGCACACTGGACAATTTTCCAATGTTCATGATAAAAGGTCAACTCGGTCAGGTTCATATTTGTGTGTATGATTCTGTGAGTAAGAAGTGCGTGCTATTCATGGATCTAACGAAAAGTAAATCGTTTTATCAAGTTGCTGGGTTGGCGATTGCCCCATCATATGCAGGTCATGGCATTCCATTGAAATTATACAAGTTTTTACTCAACAAAGGATTTTCTATCATGTCAGACGAATCTCAAACAATAGGCGGAAAGAAAATTTGGGATAAATTGAGAAACGATCCTGATTTTGAAGTTAAGGCATACGATCCAAGAAATCAACTTTCTATGCCTATTGACAATACCATATACTCCGATGATGATCTGGTATTGATCGCCAAGAAGAAATAGTTACGAATGGTATTCTCTGATCATGGCCAGAACAAAATACCAAAAGGCTGACACAAATGATACAATGCCCCACACCACAAAGAAATTCTTCCAATCGAACGGGGTGCCATTCAACAGTAGCATGGTGGCAGAGAAACCGAAAGAAAACAGGCATCCCATATGGGAATGGAAATCGGAATTGCAATACCAAGTCCAAAATTCTTAATCATGTCATTCTCCTCGATTTGGGTTATTTGCTACTCTTCAATAATACCAAACATGAATTCATTTGTCAAGATGTTCCTCAAATCTCCAACTTTACGATCAATTCACGTTCTGGAGTCCATAATTCAAATTCATAAGAATAAAAGGAAGGAGAAAACCTATATGTATTTTCTTCCAATATTATTGGTGCGCCGCCCACCGATATTATTGGTGCGCCGCCCACCGATATTATTGGTGCGCCGCCCACCGATAGCTCCGCGATTTTACCAATATGCAATGGAGGAGTGTAGTTCATATCAATCCCAATTACCTTGTCGCCAATTTTCACTTCAACACCATGTTTGTCTGTCATCATACCTCCAATTTTGCAATCAATTCGCGTTCAGAAGTCCACAATTCAAATTCGTGAGAATAAAATCTCGGATGATCAGTATAATAAGAATCACAAATATTTTCTCTCAATGATATAATATCACTGACAAGAGGGCGATCATAGTGATCTATATCCGTGATTTTACCAATATGTAATGGAGGATTGTAGCTCATATCAATCCCAATAACCTTGTCTCCAAGTTTCACTTCAACGCCATGTTTGTCTGTCATCATACCTCCAATTTTGCAATCAATTCGCGTTCTGGAGTCCATAATTCAAATTCATAAGAATAAAATTTCGGATGATTCACAGAATCACAAATATTTTCTCTCAATTCTATAATGTCTAATCTATCATCAATATTATCAGACATATGCGTGATTTTTCCAATATGTAATTGGGATTGTAGCTCATATCAATCCCAATTACCTTGTCGCCAATTTTCACTTCAACACCATGTTTGTCTGTCATATAATACATATCATAACTCCAATCTTAACTGGATTTCTTTTTCGATAGACCAACGATAGAAAATTTCATATCCAAAAAATAAATATGAACAGTTATCCATTACAATTCTAAATTCTATAGTTTCTAACGCATTACAGGTAATGTGGTCAACTGTGCCAATCACAATCACAGAATCAAAGATATTGGCTGAGTCAATTGCAATTACTTTACTGCCAACGACAATCACGTTTCCGTCAGGATCTACTAAATGGTTCACCATACCAAAAACTCAATCGGCACAGTAAACTCTCCACCATTCTCCATGAGAACAGTTACCAAACCGGTTGGAGATACATAAAGAGCACGACCAGTTGCAGTTGGGGCGGTTGAATACTTCTTGGTAGGATAGTAATCAACATCCTGACCAACAATCTCAATACAATCCAAATAATCGAAATCTTCCATCATCATTCTCCTCTCGGTTAAAAGGTTATTTAGTCAAGCATCTGATATAGCGAAGACTTGATGCCAAGTTCCTGAAGCTTTGCAAATGCTGCAATCGCCATGGTTTCGCGCCGGTAACCCTGACCACGAGTGGCACAGATGGCGATATAACGGCCACCATACGTTCCCAGATAGATCGAATTTGAATCCTTGACAAGCGTCTTCAAAGTTTCAAAACTCTTCTCAGAAAAGCCCTTGGCATCAATTCTTGCATGATCCATGCAACAAGGAAGGCAATCCTTACCGGGATCGGCTGCATAAGCTGCTGCACACGCTTGATCAATTGCCGCTGCCATCTTAGTCAAATCATACTTTGCCATGTCATTCTCCTCGAATTTGGGTTATTTGCTACTTCTCAATAATATCAAAAGTGAATTCATTTGTCAAGATGTTCCTCAAATTTCCAACTTTGCTATTAGTTCTCTGTCTGAAGTCCACAATTCAAATTCGTGAGAATAAAATCTCGGATGATTCACAGAATCACAAATATTTTCTCCCAATTCTATAATGTCTAATCTATCATCAATATTACCAGACATATTACCAGACATATCCGTGATTTTACCAATATACAATGGAGGGTTGAATTTCATATCAATCGCAATTACCTTGTCGCCAATTTTCACTTCAACACCATGTTTGTCTGTCATGGTTAAAGAATATCAAAAATTAATTCTTTTGTCAAATTAATTGAATATAAAGGGGATTTCTTCGACCATTATCCCATAACCCAATGTTCAAAATTTTGAATATCGATCCCTTTTTGGTTCCTGCCACAACATTCACTCGAATTTTCAAACCATCAATTGTTTCAATAAGGATTTCACCACCAAACAATAATTTCCACATCGAAACATTTATTTTCTGAATAAGATAGCCATTATGTAATCGATAATTATTTGGAATATCGATTTTAAGTTTTGCATGAACAATACTATTATCGCCATTGACATTTTTGAAAATGATAGTTATTTCTTTTGCAATTTTTGGGATTCTCAATAAATATTTGGTATTGTCTTCAGAGACATAAAATCTCTCACAACCATCCAATGCTTCCTGAAGAGAAATATGAATGGTTGTATAATAATTTATTGGAATGGTCTTGTATACATCTTGAAGAAGTTGGAACTCTTCAATCTCTTTTTCAGGATTCAAATCTGGATGCAAACTTTTAGCAATATTTTTGTAATTGCTGTGGAGTTGGTGAATAGATATATTTGAGGTTGTCATTTTCAACTCCGAATTTTGTTTAGATTTGAGGATCGATAGTGATTTGCTCCCTTATATTATTTAGGTCTTTTCTCATTTTTAATTCATTTTCGCTATCATCTTTCAATGAAAATCTCACAGTTGGAAGTAATCCATTGGCAAATACTTTTGTTCCATCTGGATACTTTTCTCTCATAGCATTTAGAGAAACAATGAGGAATACTTCATGATAAGCCAAAGAACTTCGACTTTCATGTAGTGACAAAATCTCAAAATCAAATTTATCCTCTCCATATGCTTCCAACAGAGACAATAAAAATTTTGAGGAACCTGAATATGTTTTCCAATTACTCTCTTTTACAACCTTCTTTTTATTTTTCTTACCTTTTACTGCTTTATGTGTGGTGGACTGAAAAAACTTTTTTCCAATATAAAATATCTTCTTACCATTTGGAAGATTTCCAGTTATAAGATATGTGAATCCTACCCAATCTTCCGGGTAGAATTTGTCGAGTGTGGTAGTCCAATGTCCATAATCCATATAAGTATTTAGCTTACATAGAGTTAACCTACAAGTCTTGAAAATTTGTCAAATGAACCAGATTTTGTATGCATTGGGTCGATTGTGCTCCACAGATCGTATGCCTGTTGCAATAACGAAGCATCAAATCTAGCACGATTATACCGAATATATCCAATGATCTTGGTGAAATGTTCATTACGATGTTTTGGAGCACACTTCTTCACCCTATTCATGATTGGATTCAACAACTTAGCATCGGTAATCATGATACTGCTCTGAATAGAATTCATTTTTGGAATTTCAATCTTGTTAATATCAATAGCGTTACCCTTATTCTCAATAAAGAAATCATATTCCTTATACTTGGTATCAATACCCGGCATATAATAAAGCTGAGATGCCTTCTCACTGGAATAATCAATTTCGAATATGAACGAGGTCTGTTCTAAAGAAGATGGGTTATTGCATGTTAGGTTTTCTCTATATATATTATATACGGAATTCCTAACAAGTTCTCCTACTTCTCTTGTCACTTCCCGAAAGTGGTTAATGTCTTTTGGGTTTTCGTTCAATTCGATAAAAATACGAAATTTGTTTTTGTTCTCTTTCATATGATTGAAAGATGGAACGATAACGGAATTGATTCCTGTCAATGCTTTTTTGGTATCTTCTGGAGACATATTAGAATTATCGATATCAAGAATGATCACTTTGTTTAGAGCATCGATGCAATCGTTTGTTCGTCTATTACTAGAATTCGTTTTTGCATTTACAAAAAGAAAAGCTTCATTTTTTGAAGTATAGTTGATCTTCCCTTGCTGTAAGAAGGAAGCAAAGTGGCTGAATGTTTCAAAACCGGCTTTATAAAATGATGTTTTGTTTTCTACCCCTTTGAAAAATGCAATATAAATTTCATTGTTTGAATTGGTATCTGAAGTCATTTCAAGAAGGGTTTTTTTACGGCGAGAACGAGCATTCATTTGAACTTGAGTAAAGGCTGGCACAGTTTCAAGAAAATCATCATAAAATGAATTCTTGCTTGAAAGCTGATTTATTACTGCATTTTCAAAGAACTTGAGGGATAATTCATTTGCGATTTTTTTGGTTGGAACAAAAATCTTATGATTGAAGCTATTTGCTTCATTGGTTCTTGCAGAAGAACGCATAAATCCTTGATAGATATGGTTTACTTGACGACGAAATTGCAATGCTTCAACGTTTTCAACACCTTCAATCTTCAAAATCTCAATGAATTCAGGTGTGAAATTATACGCACCTGATTCTGCATAATTATGAACGGAAATGTATTTTGGATCATTGAGTCCTTCTGCATTGAATGGCAGTTGAACAATGTTCATTTCTTTTTTCCATTCTTTATCCTTATTATTTTGAACAAGAATGGTATCATCTCCAATATTTTCATGAATAAGATCCATATAGATTTGTGAATTTGTTTTACCAGAATCCTTATACATTTTATTCCCATGAGAGATGGACCATGAATCTCTTCCAGATCCATAGATAATGTTTACTGGAAATTGATGCATAGTATTTGTTGTATTGTGTTTTGATGGCTGTAGAAGGAAATCTCGACTTTCGAGAAGTTTCAGCATATGACTATTTTCAATATCAGCGCCCATCATTAAAACACTTTTGAATTGACTAAATCTTGAAGTATCAAATATAGCCCATAATGGCAGCTTCTTGCTTTCTTTGTTTTTGAAAGTATTCCACCAATCATTTGTTGTACGAATGGTGTAATTTGTGCGAGATCCATAGGAGATTAATGTCTGAAATGCTTCGTAAATATTATCGTTATTAGCCCACAATTCGAGGTTTTGACGATTTATATCTTCTTTGAATTGAAAGGTGGTATATTTTTCACTTACCTCAATGTGCATGAGAGTGTCAAGAAATTTTATTGCACAATCTTGGGTGCCAATATTTTTTGGATCACTGAACTGAAGACAGAGATTGATAATAAGATCCATCTCTTCGTCAAAAATAAGATTCCATTCATGGGCAAATTGCCAATATGTATTCAACATGAAAAGGGCTTGAGTGATAATCAAAATGCATGGCTCAGGATGAGAATTCAAAAAATTCAAAAGCTCTTTTGAAGTTGACTCATTTGAAGATGTGGAATTATTGATAATTTTCACTGTAATGTCTGGATTGGAGGTTTTAATTCTTTCAAGAAGGGATACTTGAAGGGCAATAGACGGAACTACAAAGGCCACCTTTTCATGACCATATCGAACGAGTTTCGTTGCTTTTTTGATAGCTTTTTCAGTCTTGCCAGATCCACAAAGACCGTTATAAAATTCAATATTGTTGTTTCTAAAGTTCGTGTGCATTATAATTTCCTCTTCATTTTAATATATTTCCCAACCTCTTTTTATGATGATTGGAGGATATTCTCCTCCAATCAATATTAAAAAAAGAGTAAAGAATTGACGAAGGTCGGCCAACCTACGGAACAAGTTCGTTCATATGTATTTAGCATACACAGAAAGATTTGTTCTCTATTATCTTATCGAAATAGAAAATAAATTTCAATCATTTATTTTCTATAATTTAAAATCAAATTTGACATTTTTCTGGGATTTTGGTAGAATTCACAATTGAGGAGACTATCGGGCATGACAGACAAACACGGCGTTGAAGTGCAAATTGGCGACAAAGTAATTGGAATTGATATGGAAATGGAACCTCCATTACATATTGGAAAAATCACGGACCTATCTGTAGGAGGCGGAGGGGCATTTATAGAATTGGGAGAAAATATTCGTAATCATCCTAGATTTTTCTCTGAGGAATTTGAATTATGGACCCCTGAACGCGAACTGATTGTAAAATTGGAGCTATAATATGAAAGATAAACACGGCGATGAAGTAAAACTTGGCGACAAGGTAATTGGAATTGATCTGGATTATAATCCGCCATTACATATTGGAAAAATCACGGATATGTCTGATAATATTGTAAACATTATAGAATTGGGAGAAAATATATTGGACGATGACGATCATCCTAGATTTTTCTCTGAGGAATTTGAATTGTGGACACCAGAAAGAGAACTAATAACAAAATTGGAGATATGACATGACAAAGAAATTTGTGGATATGAATGGAACCGAATTGCACGAAGGCGATTATATGCGGATAAGTAATTATATGGAGCATCATGTATACTATACTCGCTGTACTGGTATCACATATTCCCGCGAAAGTTTCTTATATTTCACTACGGAAAAAGAATTAGAAGATTCATTTGAGTGTCGTTCTGGAGACTTTTCATTACCCAGAGTTGAAAAAATTGAAAAATCCGATTATCTTGTGTATATGTTGGAGGCATAGTATGGTTAAAATTGTCGATTGTAATGGTAGGGAAGTTGTTGTGGGTGATTACATTAAATCGAAAAACCCATTAATTGAATGTATTTGGCAACTTAAAACAATAGGTGCCGAACAATACTGCACTGTTTCTATTGACTTTCTTTCGTTGCAAGATAACATAGTTAGACAACATAGCTACTGGGTGGATCATCAAGATTCTCGACGTGGAACGGTGACGCTAATGCTATCTACAAAAATGACATTTAATGATGTTTTTGTTCATATGTTGGAGGAGTGAAATGCTTTGTTATGACAAACTTCAAAATGAGTTGAATGTGGGAGATTGGGTAAAATTTTTCCAATTATTCATTGAGCCAGAGGAAGAAGATATTCCTGAGTTTGGAAAAATTAGAAATTGTTATTGGGACGATTTGCATGAATCGTTTATTTTAGTGATTAACCATATTGACGGATCAAGCATAATATATCGAAATGTTGAATTTGTCGAAAAAGTGTCGTATGACGATGTTGTGATATGGATGCTGGAGGTATAATATGAAAGATAAACACGGCGATGAAGTAAAACTTGGCGACAAGGTTATTGGGATTGATCTGAACTACACTCCTCCATTGTATATTGGTAAAATCACGGATATAACTCATTACGGCGCGATCATAGTGAAATTGCAAGAAAATATTCGTAATCATCCTAGATTTTTCTCTGAGGCCCGCTTTTATTCTGAAGAATTTGAATTATGGACTCTGGAACGTGAATTACTTGTAAAATTGGAGATTTGACAAATATTTTGCAATGATGTATTCTAAAAAAGAAATCAAGAAAGGGATTAATACTATGGCAGATATCAAACACACACTTCTTCAGGCTGGCGATATGTTGGCCCAACAACTTTCCCACCCTTTTATTGTGGTAGAACATATTCTTTTTGTTCTGCTTCAGGCTCCTCAAATTGCAGCAGTGTTGGAATCCAATGGTGTTGACACACCAAAGCTGAATGAAGAATTGGTGGAGTATATTCAAGATCAGTTTGTCTTTGCTGTCAACACACCAAAGGTAAATCCAAACAAGGTGCAATTTACTCCTCAAGTTGATGCACTTTTTGCTGGTGCCGAAAAGATCGCTGCTCGTGACAAGCGCAAAGCTACTATGACCGATGTTTTCACAGTTATTTTTGATAATCCAAATTGCTATGGCTCGTATTTCCTTCGCAAGTATGGCGTTACAAAGGAAATGATTTCTCAGATTGACAAGGAAAATGACAAGACTGGTAATGCGTTGGTCGAACATTGTCAGAATCTTTCTGAAAAGGTAAAGACAAATTGTGATCCTCTCATTGGTCGTCAAAAGGAATTGTTCACAATTTTCCACACTCTTTCCCGCAAGAAGAAGAACAACGCCATTTTGGTTGGTCATGGCGGTGTTGGTAAAACGGCTATTGCCGATGGCTTGGCTCAGCGCATCAATTCAGGAGAGGTTCCCGAAAATCTCAAGGGAATGACTGTTTGGAGTATGGATGTGGGGTCAGTTCTTGCCGGTTGCAAGCTGCGCGG